AAAAGTATATATATAACAAAAAAGGACACTATGTGAATTTCCCCACTAACTGTACAATTTCTGGTATAATTTTGATTGAGCTGGCATATAATAATAATAGGCAATGTAAATTAAAAAATTAAACGAGGTGATTCCAAATGATGGACTGGTTCTTAGAAAATATTATTCATAATGTCGTATTTTACGGATTTCTAGTTTGGTTAACAATTAAAACATTTTGGTAAAAAGTTGGAATCATTTTGGTATCTGAATCATATAGTATATTAGAAACATAATTAAATAATAAAAGGACGTGTTAATATGAAAACATTCGAAAAATGGTTAGAGAAATCAAAATATGAATTTGTAGTTCGTCATGGTTCATTCACAACTGAGTGTAGAATTAGAGGTACTGAAGGAATGTGTAAAGTTGTGTTTAACCATTTCAAATCTAAAGGATGTGCTGTGATTGACGACAATGGATTCACAACAGAAGTACCATCAGTGAAAAAAGCGATTGAATTAGTTAATTTCCTAGTGGATGGTATTTGTTAATCAGATACCATCTAATCAAAATCTAAAGGAGCGTGTTCTTATGAAACTATCAAAATTAATCATGTTATTGTTATTAGCGAGTCCATTAGTTGGATGTCAACAACCAGTTGATGAGCCTGTGAAACCAGATGTAGTTTGTCAAGATTATGTTGGGTCTTATGCTTGTTATACAAACACATCAGATAGACCTCAAGCCTATAAAGTCGCTTACCAGTTGATTGACATGGGTTATCAAGACTTCATCATCCAGTATGATAAAGGATACATCGAGTTTGAGAATGGTGAATATTTTGAGGAGGTGATGATTGGTGAATAATTGGATTAAACGTCATTGGAAAGATGTTGTACGCATCATCTGTGAGTTTGTCTTTGTAAGTATCTATTTAGTCTTCTTAGCATTGATTGTGATTAGTTTCTTTATGGTTTTCTAAAATAGAGAGGAGATGTGTGTTATGAAATTACAATCTTTACCTAAAGTGATTATTGAGGTTATCAACACGAAGCCAGAGCTATTAGAGTGGAAACATCTTCAAGTGATTAATCAAGCTATCTCAGTTGATTATGACTTAGACAAATTAACGATTAACGAAGTAAAGCTGATCAATGAGATTTGTGATATGTTGTTAGGGGAAGGGATGTAGAATGGCTCGTATTGGATACTTTATCAATGATGATGGTGACAAAATTGATGTTTATACCGTTCCTACAGGGAAACGTCGTAGCTGGTGGTGGAAACGAAATAGTGGATGGGTTGACTCACCACATTTCGTTCTCGTTCGCAATAAATATGGATGGGCATACGTGTTACCCTCGAATGATGAACGCATCGTCTATCAAGATGGCTACAAACAGATTGTTGAAGCGTATTGGAGGGAAAAAGATGAAAGTTAATACAAAAGGAAAGTTTGGTTTTTATTATCGGATTGAATGTTACGCTGGCTATCGTGACAACCAGACTTATGAAGGGATGTCGTTTTCAGATTTAGCATACAACTATCTAGGAACTCGTAAACGAGAGTCTATTAAGAAGTTAGTTGATGCGTATGACTCTGGTCACACAGAGAGTTACTTTCACATTCACTTAGTGATGTGTTATCCAGATGGTTCACAAAAAATCATAAATACTGCGAGGGGATTGTAATGAAACATTTAAATTTAAAAGAGTTAACGTTAATCTGTCGTGAGAGTGAAAAGACTGGGATGGAATGTGTGGGGGAATTGGATGGTGATAAAGTGTATCGGGTGACTTATCGCCAAACATCCTATTACACAGATGAGTCATGTACTCGCATCTATACGGTTTATGATAATGATTTTTACAACTATGACGAAGAGATTTTGGACTTAGGAGCTTCAACAGCTCTAAAACATCTTTTAATGATTAAGGAGAGTTTATAATGACACGTTATCGTTTATCTTTTAAGAGTGATTATCTGATTCATAATCGCTCATGGGCGACTTATATTGAGTGTGAAGAACCAGAACTTTCTGGACATTTAAATGACTTACTACAAGATTTATTTGATGGTCATATTAATGATATTAGAATCCAATTACTATCAGGGGGTGTGAAGAAAAATGAATTATAAATGTCATGAGTGTTATAAAACCCATCGAGGAATTTGTGATGTATTTGTCTATGAAAATAATGGTCGGGATGTGGTACAGGTTTTTAGTACAGATTTTGTGTCTCAAAGCACTTCCTGTCTGACTTTCACGAATAAAGAAAAATTTTTAGATTTTATTTCTTTCTTAGATGCCATTTACGACAGTATTTGAGTTATAATGTATTGTAAGGTGCTTACACCTTAACAACAAGTTAAATGATATCAGACTTTCCTTTATTTAATGATTGATACGTTTTGCGACTAACTTTTCATAGCATCCCAAAAACCTCTTCCCATCTCTATTATAGTACAGTGCCCACTTCGTGTGGGCATTTTTATTTTGGTTAGATTGTTCCATGTGAAACATTTATATCAGTGGCAAGATTTCGTCTAAGAAGTAACGTTTGACCATCTGATTTTCAAAATAAAGAAAACCGATACTGTAAGCATATTTGAGTGTTTTAATCTGACTCATCTGCTTGAACTGTTTGAGGAATAGCATCTTTGGTTGATGGTCATCTGTCGTCATGGAGAAGATAAGACCAGATTCATCATACTTATCAGAGATATAAAGTCCATCATTTCGGTTGTCTTTCCAGACTCCTAGGTGAACCCCTTTCCAAACCAATGCATAACAGAAGATACAGTTTGCTGGTCTTTTTTGTATGAATAGCTCATTATCTCTTAACGAGGCGTTATTAAGTGAAAATTCTCCGTATTTCGTACCCTGTATGAGTTGACCAAAACGTGTTTGCAATCGTTCATTTGCATAGACCTCGTTTGTATAGTATTCAATCACACAAGATTCAAAAATGGTGAAACGTTTGTCTGGGTTAGCTTTGATATCTAGATAATCAAAATAACGGTTCGTACATTGGATGTTATTGGCGATTAAGACCGCTCGACAGTTATCACGGTCACGGATGATGGTATCCATGAGATTAAAGAAAGCCTCGGTTTCATCAACTTTATCTAAGTATCTTCCCGTTTCTGGGATAAACTCGTCATAGATGATTTTCGTGACCTTCGGGAAAGAGGATGACTTCATGTTTTGAAAACTAGACAGAGCAACTAAATACCCAGCTAGTTTGTTATTGATGAATAGGTTGTTTCCTTTAATCGAAAACTCAACGTCTGGGAAAAGCCCCACACTGATAATGTCGTTAAAGAAGTTTTGTTTTAATCCCTTAATCTCTGTCTTGTATCGACGAACCCAGACAAACTCATTTCCTCGTTTTAAGAAGTCGTTGATGCACCACTTTTTAGCGTTGAACGTTTTCCCTCCACCACGTTGACCAATCACAAAATTTAGAATCTTATTATAGCTGAGCAAGGAAGAAATATCATAGTATTTATTCATGTTATCACCACCTTAAAAAGAGAAGGACTAACCTTCTCTATTTTATTTTTTCATCTATGTCATCAACCTTTTCTTTTAGAACAGCTAACACTTTTGTGTTTTCGTCGACGATACGCCCTAAGTTTGCTAGGTTGGTTGAAAGTTCACGAATCAGATTCATTAAAGATTCTTCACGCTTAGCGTTTTCTGTTGTTTGATGTGACCACATCTGAAAGTAAAAGTATCCCATCCCTATGACAGCCACAATTGGAAAACCTACGGTACTGATGATGTTCACAATCTCGCTCATTTTAAAACCTCCTAATATTCATATTCTTTATTATGTTGACCTAATAATACATAGCTGTTGTTACATGGGATAAATAAGTACGTTGCATCTTTTCGTTGCATCGTTGCTGATCCGCTACCCTCTTTGATGATTTGACATTTAAATGTAGCCTGTCCATATCCTCGTTTGCATGGGTAACGACAACTAATCGGTAAGACGATGTTTCCATTGATTAAGTTCGCTGTGTATCTTGCACGACTGGTGATAGATTTCTGCGTATAATATCCTGTCTGCTCAATCCCATAGGTTACGGTAACGGTTGATGATGAATCTGTACCAGAGCCTTTAATGACAATCCATCCATCTACCATCATGATTCCATCGGTGTCGTTCACATCATAACTAAACCCCAGACTTGTGATTTCTGTCCACGATGTTCCTACTGTTTGAGTTGCTGTTGTATTTTCACGTTGTGCGACTTTGCTTCCCATCGTTGTGTTTGGTGTAATCAGTTTGTAACTGCATGAGATGAGATTTAAAAAGTTCATGGCAACCTCAGTCAATCGACTCACTTCTGTTTCCACTGATTTACTACTATCGTAAACCAACTCCAGATTCATTGATGGGATTTTACGAACGCATGAGGCATAGTTGTTAAATGAGCTGTCATTTTGTGTCACGGTATGTTCAATCACAATGTTTGGATAAATGGCTTTCAGTGACTTAATCATCTGTTCGGTGTTGTATTTTTCTTGTTCGGCTGGGCATCCGTAAAAGATTAAATCTCGCTCATCTTGTTTGTAGAAGGAATGAAAGTCCACCACATAGGACACATTGTAAGATTCGAGTAACTCTTTTAAAATCTTTGATTCAGCCTCACTAAAAGCCTCTGTTCCTTTCGACAATCCAAAGTTTCCAGCATTGGCAGCCCAGTTGTAGTCGAAGTTACGATTGAGGTCTACCCCGTTCGCATTCCCACGACGTATCGCTCCAACCCCTTGATGATTCTCTGCCATCAGACCCCATGGGTTCACCACAGGCACAATGATTAATCGACTTTCTCGTAATGACTGGAACTGGTTAGGAAGTTTTGTATCATCCAGTAAGAGTTTCATCAGTCGATACATCGCATATGTTGCAATATGTTCCCAACCATGAATCGCACAAGCGATTAGAATCGTTGACTGATAATAAGTGGGTTTATAGATGTAAGCTGGAATGTCATATGTTCCACTCGCATCTTTTCCCATGTCACGACGTCTGAATCTGGTGTCGATTTGTAAACTATCAAACATCTGATAGTAATCATCTACCGTAAAATCTTGATGATTCGCTGGTAAGTTATCTAAGTCTTTAATACGATAGTAAAACCCATCAATCTGTTTTGCTTCTAGTTTGTTTAATCGTGCTTTGATTTCTTGAACCACCTCAGTTCCTAGGATATCGACTAACGTTCCATCTTCGATTAGACGTTGAAATAATTCATTGACTTCTGCTTCACAGATGGTTTGTAAATTGATGGCTTCATCAATCATGAGATTGTATTGGTCAATCAGATAGATTAACAATTCCAATGTTGTGTAAAACTCCATCTCATCGACGGTAATATAATCAAATACCATAAAAGTTATCCCTCCTTAATAGATTTGCATGAATAAATCTCTGCAATCGTTGATAATCATTTCATTGATATTAATTATCACTTTTCGCCACTCGGTAATGGCATAAGCTGGTGTTTGAATCCCAATATCACCCTTTGATTCAAATGTGATGGTTTCTTCTAATTCATTCATTCCCGATGATGTTTCGTTTCCAGATGATGTGACGGTTGATTCACTTGATGAGGTTGCTGTGCTTGATGTTTGGTTTGATGATTCACTCGTTAAGTCTCCATCCACACCCACAACAGCGACTCCATCCGTTAAAGAAGATTCTTTTGATGAACCTGTTCCTGTTCCAGATGTTGTGCCTTCGGATTGGTCAGATACGTTAGAGGAGATAGCCTTCGTTTCATCAGATGTGCTTGATAAGATGCGAGTCGTTGTTTCCGTTAAATCTTTTGATTGCATCATATCCTTCTTAACCACATCCCATTGGGTTTGATAGAGCTGGGCGTAATAAGGCATGATAACCATCAATCTCGCTTTTAACATCTGTTCCCAACGTTCAAACGTCTCAGCACCAATCTCATGAAAGTAATAACGATTGATAAACAGTTCTTCAAACTCTGCTTTAATCTCAGATTGTTCCACGTAGAACGGATAATCAAAATTGAATAATTTAGTTAGAGGATTATTCACTAATTGTCGAATCTCCATCGTATACTGTGCCATCGTCTAACCCTCCTTTTGTCTGGATATCTTTAGCGTAAACACTGATATTAAGACCATAACGTTCGTTAATCAGTTCACAGGCTTTCTCACGTTCACGCAGACCAATCTCAATGTTTAACGTAATTAACTCATTGTTCGCATTCGTTTCATCAACAATCAAACGTTCTTTCTTTTCGATGGTTGTGTTAATCCCTAAGAACGTCAACAACTCTTTTTCAACCTCGTATCGATACTGTTGTAATTTGTCTAATAGGTAAGGAGCTTCACAACTCACAGCTTGAATGTTTAACTCCCCTTGATTATTCAACAATGTCTGGTCGACGAAAATAGCCGGTTCACCACCATACATTTTAGAATAAAGATTCTTAATCGTAAACTCATTCTCTTTACTGGTTGCGAAGATAAACGGAACTTTTTGTTGAATGAGGTTTGTATTCATCGTGCTATCAATCTGAGCTAACTTCTGACAATAATAATGTAATGTATAATCAGTAGGGGTAAATCGTGGATTGTTGAGCATGTGCACCCCATCATTCACATGCTTGATTTCAGTGAAACCATGACCAGTAATTTGAATGCGAGTGGGTTCACCATACACATTCATGTCACCTGTGCTACCACAAGGTAAACAAATATAGCCCAGATGCTCATGCTCGTAAAAGAACGCTTGTCCATGCATGATGAGAGCTTTCTCGATATGACGACTTTCCATCCCTTCGGGTAGATTATCCCATTCATATAAGTTAAGAGCAATGTTTCTGTAATGGTCTAAGTGGATAGCGAGAAGCCGTTGTTCTTCACGTTGTAACTCGTCAAAAATTTCACGGATATTTTTTACTCGTTTTGCCAAAGATTATCACTCCTTTATCTTTCAACATTATCCTTGCTATAGTTTCCAATGAAGTTGCCTGTGATGTCCATATGCCAGAACGTGCAACCTTCATTAAAGATGCTCACCAGTTGTGTGAGATGTTCTTTAGGTACTCCTGATGCTTTCAGATTGACTGACTTCGTTTTGATGTAATTAAAATAACGACGTGTTTTAAGTTGTGGCGTCATCATTTTATTCTGAGTGTATCCATACATGTGAAAGAATCCACCAATCTGTTCCATAATCTCTTCATCATATTGATGGTGCACCACAGTCATTCCTCCATCAAATTGTAAATCGTGGATACTATTTGAGCCTTGACCTGTTAACTGATAACCACTTAATTTAGATGAAGCGATAGGAACGAAGTAATCACCCTGACTCGTTAACGTTGAGGAGATAGTATCGAAAGCTTTTCCTAAATCTAAATTAAATAATGATTGTGCCACCCCAGATAAAAAGTTTGTTGCGTTGTTGTATCGTTGTTGTTTGAGCTGGAACTGATTGTCATGCATGAATGATGTGTAAGCATTGCTGATCACTGGAAAACTTAGTCCTGTACACGTTGTTCCGTAAAGCATCCCCTGACTCATGCCACGATAACCATCCACGTATAACGTATAAGCTCCTAGATGATTTAAGGAATGTCTGACACTCATCGTGAAGGTTGTTTTGTCGTTTGGTAAGAGTAGAGGATTGATTTCAATCGGTTCAGTTAATCCATCAAACGCTGTAATCGTTGTGTAGGGTGGCAACCATAATTTCCCTTCATTTCTCCAGTTGTAAGCTCCTCCAATCGTTGTACCTGTCACTGGATACAAGTTATACGTTCCAACATCACGAATCCCATTATTTCCAATTCCTTTCACACGATTAAGGGTTAGATTCGACACACAGTTCTGATTGTAAGGAAGAGGATAGGCTTCTTCATCATAATCCACTTCAACCGTTGATAAATCTTCATAGACCATATAGGGATAATAATAACAACTAATAATATCATCAACGGGTGGGATAATCACCAAATCATTTCCAGATGTTGCGTTTGCTAAGGACTTTATCCCAGACTTACTAACCGCATACATCGACAACTCCCCACTTAAAACACCTTGTTTCGCTAACTCCTTATTTCCAGTAAAATCATTTGAACCAGCCATTTTTAATCACCCACTCCCTGTATTGTGTCATGTAATTTAGTTGATGGTGAAGGGTTGATGCAACAGGTCATATCATACGCATAAGGTGACGTTCTGATTTCCCAGTGGACATGAGAGCCTGTTGAGTTCCCTGTACTTCCCACAATCCCTAAGACGGTCTGAGGCGTGACACTTTGCCCCACAGTGACATAAGGTAACGTTTTCATGTGACCAAACCAATGTTTCAATCCATTCTCCATACGAACCACAACATGATAACCATAACCACTAGAAGCATCACTACCTACGTAATCAACGACTCCTGTGCCACTACTTCTGATTTTCAAACCATCATTTCCAGCAATATCAATCCCTGTATGAGCTGATCCATCTGGATAAGCTGGGAACGTCGCACTGATGATTCCTCCAACGGGAAATTGCCAGATATTGCCTAGCTCATCTTCGGTTAGTTGATTCACAAATTCTCCAGAACAGGTATTGGTGATTAACGATGGTACGAAAGAATCTTTTGTGATTAACGTTCCACTGATGCTACCACCCTGACCATAGATTAAGGTGTTACGGATATCATAGACACCATTTAAAAAGATGTTAACTTCGGCTTGTCGTCGTTCTCTTAGACCTGATTCAAACTGAGTGCCTGACAAGACATTTGTCGATAACCATAACTGACCAGCCTCTGTTTTATTTCCTAATTTGATTTGAGCGTAAAACGCACTATTCGTCAAACTTCCTAACCCAGCATTATAGACAAAACTCAACATGGCATCAAACTCGTGTTGATTGACTGTCACGCCATCGGCTTCTAATCGGTTGATTAACGGAATCCCATAATTTTCAGTGACACTCTCAGCGAAGACCGTTGAGGCTAACTCGTCGCTAACGGGCTCATTCGCTTTTAAGGTTTGATAGTTCTGACCATCGTAAGCATCGGTGCATCCATAACCAATCGTCATGACACCATCCCCAATATTATGAGCATATTGGGCTAACCCTTCAAACCCTTTAATAAATAAGAAACCTTTGGTTGATGGGATTCCTAAATCATAGTCACCACATCCTCCAACGTGACCACCTCCACCTGATGCTGTCGGTCGATACGCTAATTTCCCTAACGGATTCGTACTGGTGAAGATATAAACCCCATCCTGTGATGCTGTATACTGTTGATGGATGATGTGTCTGTCAAACTCGGAAAACGGTTCGCTCCCTAGTTCACGTGTGGGAACGCCATTTGATGACCATCGGTCGACATGCATTCGTTCAACAAAAGAAGGTAAAAACTCGATGTCGAACTGGTAGGTATTCCAGACATCTAAAGTTAAAAATAATTTGGTTGAGTTTTGAGAATGATACTCTTTTTTATCGATAAAGTAATAATACGTGCGACTGTCGATTCCTGTAAAGAATAAATAATCTGCCTGTCTAATCAGAGGTAACTCTAATCCCACGACGAGTTCTTCAACAAAACCATCGGCATGAAAATTTTGACTGGTTGTTGTTAGTACCCGTTGAGTCATGTGACTCAGAAGAGATGAGGCAGATGAAAAAGTTAAAACATGTTTGTAATCACTATTTAAATCGCTCATTGTTAAAAAATAAATCGTTGTCAATCATTTCACCTCTAATCTTAAAAAGAGTAATGTTCCATGTGGAACACTACTCAGCAATAATAACCAGATTTGCGAAATAACATGTGCTCATGATACCTTGTTTATGATACCATAAGTTAGTTTTTAATTGGTTAGCGATACGCATTGTTTCAGTTTGGTTCACTGTATCTTTGCACACTAAGAAGGCTTTATCCACTAAGATACCGTAAACGTTCGCTGCTGCTGGAGCAACCCCAGTTCCTAAAGCTGTTGCAGATGCACAGATTTGAGCTGGTAACTCATCAACGATAACCGTACGTACATTTAATTCAGCTTGTGATACATTGAATGCTTGAGCTAAGACGTTAACATCTAATTTAGCAACCATTTCTGGAGTTGTGATGAAAACTAAATCTTCTGGGTTTGACCATGTAACCACTTTTGCACTGTTGTAAGCACTTGATGGGAAACGTAAACGACCTGCTAATGCTCGAACAGCCTCTGATACAGCACGACCTTTTTCTGCCTCTGAATCTTTTGCTCCAATTTTAACCACGTGAGCTGTTTGTCCACCCGCTAAGATTGCGTTTGTTAATTGAGTTTCTACCATTTTTCCTGTTGCATCCACACGAGCTAAATATTTTCCTTGAGCATGAGCTAAGATGATGCGTTTCATGTCTGTAAACTCTTGATAGTAGATTCCAGATACAATTGATGATGCTAAGTGATTTACTAATTGTGATAATCCATCTTGAGAATGGAAAGCTCCAGCTAATTGTTCTTCACTAATTGTCACTTTTGCTTTGTAAGCATAGTTACGAGACACATATAAAGCTCTTACATCTGGTGTTGATGTTTTGATTAAGTCTTTCACTTCATCACTGTCTTGCATCTCTAAGAAACCTTTAACTTCTGCCATTGCAACGAATAATTGTTCGATTGATTGACCTACCTCTAATTTTCCGCCATGGAACATTTCTAATGGGTTGTGGAAAATTTTTGAGTAAATCACTGAGCGTACCACTTGATTTGTTAATGTGTTAATAAATTCATTTTTTGCTGTTGGGTATTGTGCGAAGATGTCAGATACATTTCCACCATAACCTAGAGCTTCTGGTACAACGTTTTGATACTCCATTGATGCATGATTTAAAATCTGATTCAAAATCTCAACATTGCTTTTTGCCATTGTAATTATCCATCCTTTCTTTTTCTACCATTGATTTAAAAACTCATCCCACGTTGGGGCTTCTTCGGTTTTGTCATGAAGAGGCTGAGGTGTTTCAACTGGTTTCGTTTCCATTGTTAAACGCTCAAAATAACTCATATTTAGACGTTTGAGTTCTTTAATCTGATGGCTCTGTTTGTCATTTTCACTTTTTAACGATTCATTCATAATTTTTAACGACTCGTTCTGGTCATTCACTTGTTGTTTTTCGTTCTCCAGTTCAATGATTCTGGCTAATGCTTCTTCTAACTCCATACGTTCTCACCCCCTATTCTTCATGACAAAATAAAAAAGAGGTATCCATTTAAGGACACCTAAAAAGTTGATGGTGGTCTAACCTGTTTATAAAAGTAGATTGCTAATCCTGATAACCCCTCAGACGTATCCCTACGTTAGCCCCCGAGGTGGTACTTTAAAAGTGACAAATTAACCACCTACGTAGTTATTGACAAAAAATTACAAAAAATTAAATACAATGTTAATGCTCCTTTATCTTAAAAGTTCGTTCAACGAGCACGACTCCGCCTTTAACTGTTTTCGGCATCTTCTTTCCATCAAACTCTTTCCCCACATAAAAGAACCCATAGTTCACTTCATGCTTAACGTTCTCTGGCATTCCAGCACATTTCACTTCTGTATGAGTGTGATGCCATTTATCTAGATGGTCTGGATTATCAATCGGGTTACCTGATTCATCACAACAAAAAGATTCTAAATAGGTTTTAGCTCTTAAATATTTCGCTCGACAAAAGACTCCTTCACATTTCCATTTTCCTAAGTCCTTCGGATGGATGTCGATTGGAGGAATGTCTAGACCCACCACATGAAGTGAATCTGTATCACAATATAAAAATCGGTCATAACATTTTTGAGCTGTGCTGATCATCAACAATCTGGCATACGCTGTGATAAAACATGCCATGGCGGTATAGACTGGCTCTCGTTCCTCTTTTTCAACCGTTCGGTACTTCACATCTTCTGATTCATCTAGATAGGGTTCTTTCATTAATGCTTTCATTGCTGTTGCGAACTTCCCATATAAACAATTAAGCATCAATTTGGCTAGTTGCCTTTTCCCTCCTTTTTCTTTTTTCTTAATCTCCATCCAGTAATCAATATATTTGGTAAAGACCCCATGTCTTCCTTTAAATTTAAACCCATCAATAAACTCTAAATCATAAACCTCATAGTGTTCCAAAAACATCATTAAATCAACACTCGTCAAATAAAGCTCTTCAACGCTGTCACTGTGAGTTAGATACTCGGTCTCATGAAAGCGAGGATTGTTCTTGAGTTGGATAATAGGAAGATAACCTTCCTTTAAGGTGAAGGTACATTTCAGATGCTGAATGAATAAGGGATACTCATCCGTTGGATGAATCTCACCTTTACAATAAACAGGCACACCATAAGGGAGGAGTTGTTGATACATCTGAGAAGGATATAAGCTGTTCACGTCATAGACTAACCCTTCATTGATGAGTTGTCCTTGATATTTAGGATTGGTATAAGTATATCCTCCTTTATAAGCCAGACGAATGAAGTCATCAGCCTCTTTGGATAGGAGTGGAAAGAACTGTCGAAAATAATCTTCAGCTTGTTTCTTAGCTTTAGCTGATCCGCGTGGAACGTTTGCGAACCGATGCTTAAACTCACTTAACGCATCCCCACTGATGGTTAGACTTGTTTGACCTTGCTCGACAATCATCTGATAAAGTGCTTTAGCAACGATGATGACATCATTAGCGACGTACTCTTTTTCCTCTGGTGTTAACTCGTATCCAACAGGTCGATAGGCTTCATAATCAATGGATGTTTTAAGCTCTTCTACTCCGTAGGCTTTTGAGATATCACTCACCCGTAGTGGAATCTTCTTTAGACTATCTTTAAAATTAATGATGCACTTATTAAAGACTGGCTGACCTTTTCTCATTTTTGGTTTACCATTTTTATTAATCTCTGGGATATCTGCGAAACGAACTTTAATTTGATAAAAGATTTTCGCATCTGTAATCAACGTTGAGAACGTGTTTTCTTCACTTAACGTATCATCGTTAACAAACCCAATCCGTAACAGATAGTCAATGATAAACGAACCATCAAATTTAAGGTTATGAAAATAACACTCATGCTCACCCTTTAAGGTCTTAAAGTAATCAATAAAAGAAGTGATATTATTTTCAATGTGAAGTGTATTTCCATAATTGGGAAGGTAAACACTTTCCAGATTAACCCATGCCACTGCCCAAACACGACAATCATCTTCGGATGTTGTGGTTTCAAAGTCTGCGACGAACTTTAAGCACATAACACTTCCCTCCCCTTAACCTCTTACTTTTTCCCTTTTTTCTTCGCTGGAGCTTTCTTCTGTTTCTTTTTCACCTGTCCAGACTTAATCTCATCGCCTGTGTACGGGTCAATCGCTTTATCCCCATTTAGTTGCTCCTCCAGTGTTTTCCATCCAAACGAGTGAACCAGTCTAGTCATGTAACGGTCGTCTAAATCTTTCGCCTCTGAGTTCATGAAAAGAAAATCATCTGTTAAATGTGAGCCACGTCGTGCGAAAAATTCTTGTACTGGCATCTTTTTGATGTGTTCAATAAATGCATCATCACGACCTTTAAAACTAGGCTCAATCGTCTTGATATAATTTTCTTTCACTCGATTCATGAGTTCTGTTTCATACCCACGACTTCTCATTCGGTCTAATCGTTTCATGTAATTCTCTAATCCTTCACGTGTTTCAAACTGGTTCATACTGGTTGAAAAATCACCTAAAATACCTGTCAATGACCCATCATTGCTCGTCAAGAAAGTTTTCAATCCAGCATACTTTCCAGTGGTGTCAGATAGGATACGTTTCTTTTTACGCTTTACACTGTTGACAGCTTGTCGAATCGCTTCACGTTCAGCATCTGTAAACTCAACCCCATGTTGATTCACAAAACTTCCTGCTCCTAAAGATGTTACGTTTTTATCACCCTTCACACGACCTTTCGTTGATGAGGGTTTTCGTCGTTTATTCACCTTCTTTTTAACCAAACCTTTTTCTAACTCTTTGACCATCTGTTCATAACTTTGGTTATAAGGTGTCTTTACCATGTATCATCACTCCCTTTTGATATTAAAAGAGGAAGGGTTATTCATCTCCCTTCCCCTCCTCGCTGATTATCGTCTTCCCCTTCTTTGACTTTGACGAGTTGATTTTGGTCTTTCCTCTCTTTGTTGCTCAACTTCTTCAAAATCAAACACAACCAGTTCATTATAAGTCCAATATGTACCATCTTCACGTTTCCCCGATTTTAATCGTAACTGTGACTCTGTGATGTAGATTGGCATTTTGTCAACGTCATCCATTTTAGCAATCTCTTTAATGAGTTTATGTGCTTTCCCCACTAAGACAACGTTGCAGAAATCATTTTCAAACTCTGGTTCTTCTTTTGTTCCCACATTCGTCGCGAAATAGATTTTCCCCACTGTTCGTTTCACTTCAAACTCCATATTTAATAATTTAGCTTTTCCTACACATTTCATAATTATCCTTCCTTCCTTAACGTTCAAAATTATTTTTCAGTCGTGCTGATCATAAAAAACTCTCTATTACATTATATACATTTTGAATAATTAAAAGCAACTAAGACAACGCTTTTTTCAACTTAATTTTACTTTGTTTATAATGATAGTTAATCGCTGGTGGTGTCATTTTTAACTCTTTGGCTAGTTCCCGTTGTTTGACTCCTTCTAAGGTGACTTTTAAAAAGATGTAACATTCAATCGGCTGGAGTGTGTTCTCAATCACATCCATTAGCTCACAACTCGCAAACTCTGTATCTTCTGTGTATAAAAAGATGTTCTTTGATTCGTCAATGTCGTCATGAAACATGTTGTCTGTTAACGCCTGTATCGACAAATCGTCTCGTCGTGGTTTATATCTTAGTTTGTTTGATTTCCCCTCTCGACCTTTCCAGTCACAACTAAATTTTAACATCGAGCGAAAAACAATCGGGTAAATATAGGTTGAGAACTGAGCTTTATCAGAGTTATAGTTTGGATAAGCCTCTAACACACTTAGCATTGCTTCTTGATATAAGTCATGTCTTAAATCGGGATTCCCCTCCAATATCCATCTGAATTTACGGTGAATCATTTTATAAATGATTTTAGTCGCCAGCTCGAAATGCTCCTCAGTCATCGTTTTCACCCTCTTCATCTGACACCTCAAGCAACGTATGATAACAAGCATCATGTGGACAAGACATTAATCCAACCCAAGGCTCACCACTATCTAAAAAGTAATCTTTTTGACATAACTCACAATGTATTCTTATTCTCATAGATATTCCTCCAATAGATGACATAAATGATTGTCATTATAGCAATAATAACATTCACCCATGTTTTTTGCAACACTATCAATCGTCACTTGAAAGCCCCCATGTGTTTCCATCACTGTAATCAATGTATCGACACTTAAAAACGAGTGAAACCCTGTAAAATAACCAAGCTCTCGAAACCCAGCTTCATGAAGCATGTTAACATATTTATAATAGCTCATTGATAATGACCTCCTTATAAGTTCTATAAATACGTTTCAGTTTTCCTCTGCTAAAGTTTAACATGTTCATAAAATCTTTCATCGTTACATCTTCATTTATCAACATCTTATGATACATCATCGTCTTAAAAATTTTAGTGTCTGGATTGTTTGGTAAATCATAAACAATACGTAACAGATTCCAGTACGCATCCGTACTACACTCAAAACGGTCTTCTATCACATCGATGTAACGAACATCTTCACCAACTATTTCTTTAGGTTTTGCATACATACTAACATTATCATAATCACCTTTTCTCTTTTGCATCGTTGATAAACGATATAAGCGATTATACTCATTCCGTAATGCACATGTTAAATAGGTAATAAAGTTAACGCCTTTTGATTCATCATATTGTTCAACACATTTCCACAACGTATAGTAACCAACACTAACTAAATCTTCGTAATCATAGCCACTAATCTTTTGTTTACCAGCTTGCCAGAGCACAGCTTTAAAATGTTGCTCATAGGCTTCCTCAAACGTCATCCCTAACACTCCCTTACATTTACGACTTTAACCTCATGATGACATCTCCTTGTTGCTTGTTTGATTTCCCTTTCGATTAATTGCTCGATTGGTAACTCTCTATACCAAACGGTCAAATATGAATAATAACGCTGATCACCCATTAAATCTAACTGATAATGTAACGTAACCTCAACTTTATAAGGAGTTAGATTGGGAAGAAAGTTTCGATAATCTTCCCAATGTTTTTCCCCACACTCATCGATTAACAAGATTTGCGTATCAAGTAGGCTATCATCTTTAACACAGATGTAATCGCAACCAGCAACATAGCAACCATAAACAGCAAGGCTTCTTTCAGCAATAACTTTGTACGTCGCTTCACTCATGGTCACCACCTTCATAGACTGCATTAATCACTCCTTTTGCATCTAATACTTCAATTAGGTCTAAATAAGATGATGCTAATGCGATTAAATGTTTATCAAATTGATATAATTTGTACTCTAAGAAAAGAAGATAAGCACCCATCACAACGAAGATAATCAAAACTGGTAATGTCATTTTACATCCCTCCTATTATTCGAAAATAACTTTTAAAAGCCAAATTGCAACTAAGAATAAAACAATCGTCACCATCCTAACACCCCCTATTTAATACGTTTATAACCAGACATCAACGATTCAATCAACTGTAGGCACTTCTTAGCGTTTAGTTCCATTTTGATAGTTGTACCATTTTGAGTAATTTCCAGATGGATATGAGTCCAAGTGAGATGAAGTTCCAGTGTGGTATCCCAATCTGAGATTTGACCAATACGTTTCATTTTCACACCCTCCTTCAAAACGGTATTTGTTAAACCAACGGTATTTCCCGTCTTTACACAAGATTTCAATGAGCCCATATTCTTTCTTCTCCCCTCGATATTTATAATGCTTTCCTGATGTTAGATACGCTTCACAATATTCGTCATGATAGCACGTTAAGATTCTCATAACATCCTCATCTCCCTTAACTAAATTTCTTATAATTGATGTCTGATTTACTTACGGTATTATAACCTGATGAAACAACACTTTGATAATCTGGGCGACTAGTTTTAACCCATAATACATTAACTGGGTTAAGCACAGTCGATGCAATCCCTTTACGCAATACAGCGTTGTCAGCTTTAGCACTAACTTGAGGACTATAATTGGGATAATCAACATCTGAATCACACTCTAGATGTAGATGTGCCCCAGATGATGCCCCCGTATTCCCATACAATCCAATGATAGTATCTTTGCTTACTTTCTGCCCCACTTTGACTTTGATTGATTTGAGGTGATAATAACGTATAGCAATATCACTCGTACCCCCACTAGATAATTCACAATCTCGATAAACAATAACAATGACATTCCCTCCTGATGCATGCCAACCAGCATGAGTGACAGTACCCTTTCCGCTAGCATATAGTGTGTAATCTTTTCTGTCTTTGTCAGTCATGTCCACCCCATAATGCGTATAGCCAAACTCTTTAGCGTAATTGGTATTGCGATACCCAGCTGTGATTCTGGCTTTGTTGATTGGTAAAATTAATTTCTGACTCATTTTACATCATCCTTTTTAAATAATTGTGTAAAAATCCCTTCTAACACAGGAACAACAATACTATTTCCAGCTTGTTTGTAAAGTTGTGTGTTAGATATCCCTACACTTTTTGCTTTTTTAAAATCCTCATCACTGAACCCCATCAATCGCCAACATTCAAGAGGTGTTAATTTACGGACAAGGTAATTCTGTTCCGTTAATTCTAAGATTTTAGGTTGACGATGACCACCTTGCATGGTATCCAAAGTACTACAAATCCCATTTGAATCAAAGACACGACCATTTTGGTTATTTAGACCCTCCACTTGAGCACGAATTAACATATTGTTTTGCCCTTTATTCACCAATTTAAAAGGTTTGTTCATGTAGTAGCGTTCTTCGACATCATCTTCTAATATATCTTTAATGACTCGCATTAGTGGAATAGGTGATGGAAATTCATAAGTTGAATGTTCCCCTAGAATAGATACGACAAACACTCGTTCACGATTTTGTGGAACACCGTAATCTTTAGCATTCAACACTTGCCAATAATTTTTATATCCTAATGTTTCTAAATAGGTTAACCAGTCCTTAAATTGAGATTTGAATTTTTTACTAACAAGGTTTTTCACATTTTCTAGTAATAAATATTTAGGTCGCTTAGTCTCTATAATCTTTTCACATTCATACAACAATCCTGAACGTGTTTGCCCTTTAACCATTCCAGCACATTGACCCGCCACGGATAAATCTTGACATGGAAATGAATAGGTAAATAAATCAAAATCTGGTAATTCTTTAGGATTAATTCTTGAAATATCACCAAAGTTAACTGTTTCACCGTGTATCGCCTCATATGATTTGATGGCGAATTTGTCAATTTCACTAATACCAATGATTTCATGCTCTATCCCTAAATTTCTAAGAGCCATCCGTTGTGCTCCTATACCGCTAAACGCCTCAAATACTCTTATCATTCTCTATCCTCCTTTTTGAAAACTAAAATACAGCTGTAACCATTCTCATGACGTTCAGTATTGATTTGAAACACTTCGTAACTTTCAAACTCATAAATAAAATCTAAAATCGTTCTTGTAAACTCTTCATACGTACGCTCGAACACATTAACACAAAACACTTCTGATTCACCTTCACAACATACATTTTGAGTTTTTGCTCGTGTTAGGCACGACCCGACAAACTCTAACGACACCAACCAGCACTGTTCTCGAATTAACCCACGGGGCGACACAGGTGCTAACCGATTCCAACCGCGACCTTCTGAAAGTTCATCACTTTCAACTCTCATTACATTATATGATTGAGATTAGAAAATAGTACCAAAATTTAAAATTATTTTTAATTAGTTAGTTTGTACTTTTCAATCTCATTCACCTATTACATTATATGTGCGAGTATCGAAAATAGTACCATAAAATGTATGTTTTTTAAAAATATTTGAAATTGTACAGTTAGTGGGGAAATTCACATAGTGTCCTTTTTTGTTATATATATACTTTT